GGAAGGGGCGTTCGATTTCCAGCCCGCACCGGGAGTTCATGTACCCGGCGCTCTACGCTACGCGGGACGAAGTGGTGGAAAGATTGGCCGAAGGCATGGAACGCATAATGAAGCAGTATTGGCACAGCACTAGCGGTACATCCGGGGGGATTAGGATTGGCTGACATCATTGTGAACGGGCCGGGCGCTGGGCAGGTGCGCCGCTGGCCGCTGCCGGAGGAACTGACCTACGGCGAGTTCCGCACTCTCAAGGCGCTTGCGGGCGTGGAGCCTGCTGGGTTCCCGGCCGCTATCGAACAGGCAGACGCGGCCACCATCATGGTGCTGGCGATCATCAGCGCCGCGCGCGCGGGCGTTACCGTGACGATGGACGAACTGGACGGCCTGCCGTTCGGTGCGGTCACGCTGGAGGATGACGAGGACCGCCCTACCGACGCGGCAGCCGCCGCGCCCGACGGGCTGCCAGCGACGACCCCCGACAATGGTGGGAACCCGTCCTGATGCGCGTCTATGGCATCGCACCGTGGGACATGGACCGGATGACCGGCGGCGAACTGGAGGCCATCGCGCGCGACCTGCGGGCGATGGATAAGGCGGCGAAGGGCTAGGCATGGCGGTCGGCACGCTTACGCGCACTTTGGAAGTCATCATCGGAGCGGATGCCACGCGCTTCCGTAATGCGATGGGCGGTGCTGCGAAAAGCGCCGACACGATGGGCGCGAAGTTGCGCCGAGGGGTTGGCGCCGCTGCCCCATACGCTGCTGCGGGGCTAGCGGCGCTGGGTGGTGTTGCCATCAAGTCGGTGAACGCCTTTTCAGATTTTGAGGCGTCGATGTCGAAAATCACCGGCCTCGTGGGCATTGCGAGCGGCGAAGTAGATCAGATGTCAAAGGGTGTTCTAAACCTGTCGCGCGAGACAGGCAAGAACGCCACCGAGTTGGCAGATGGCATGTTCGTCATCACGTCGGCAGGCTTGCGCGGTGAGGATGCGATGTCCGCGCTAGCCGCAGCGGGCAAGGCATCAGCGGCAGGGCTGGGCGAGGTGTCAGACATCGGACGCGCCGTGGCCGGTTCCATGAATGCCTACGGCGCTGGTGTGCTGAACGCGGCCGAGGCTACCGACATCATCACCGCCACCGCGCGCGCGGGCAACTTTGAGACATCGCAGTTTGCGGGCGCGCTGGGGCGCGTGCTGCCATTCGCAAAGCAGGCAGGCGCGGGGCTAGATGAAGTCGGCGGCGCGGTCGCGCTGCTTACGCGGACGAATGGCGATGCCGCGCAGTCGGTCACGCAAATGTCGGCGCTGTTCCGAGCGTTCGTCGTGCCTACGGCCGAGGCTAAAAAGATGCTGGGCGAGGTTGGCCTAAGCGCGCAGGATGTCCGCGACAAGATCAAAAAGCAGGGCCTAGTCGCCGCGATTCGTGACCTGGATAAGCAACTGGGCGGCAACCGCGAAACGCTGGGCAAGGTGCTGGGGTCATCCGAGGCAGCGTCGGCCGCTTTCCAGATACTGGATGCCGACGCTGGCGCGCTAAATGACACATTCGGCACCGTGGCGGATGCCGCAGGGATTACCGACGAGGCATTTTCGGCAACTGCTAACACGGCGCGATTCAAGATGGACAGGGCGGTGGCGAATACGCAAGCCGCGCTGATTTCATTTGGCGGCGCGGTTGCCCCGGTGTTTGAGACATTTGCGGACCTGCTCGCAAAGGTCGCGGGATTCCTGGCTGAACACACAACACTCGTGAAGGTTGTGGCCATTGCGTTCGCGGGCCTTGCATCAGCAGTCCTGGCCGTATCCGCCGCGCTAAAGGTTATGGCCGCGTTCGCCGCGCTGGCGTCGCCCATCGGGTTGGTCGCCGTCGCCACCGGTGCCGTGGTGGCAAGCGTCGTCCTGCTGTGGCAGCGCTCGGTCAAATTTCGAAAGGTGGTCACCGGAGCGTGGGCGGCCGTGCGTGCCGCCGTGGAAAAGGTCGTGGACGTATTCCGTGGCCCGGTGAAAGCCGCGTTCGATGTCATCAGTAACACGGTGAAGGCCGTGGCCCGGCTGTTGTCCGGCGATTTCAGCGGCGCGTGGGATGCCGCGAAGGGCGCGGTGCGGGGCGTGCTGGACTGGATAAAGGCGACCGTGTTGGCGCTGCCGTCCACCATCCTTACCGCCGCCGTGGCCATCGGGTCGGCCATCGTAAACGGCATCAAGAACGGGGTGGCTACCCTGGGCGACAAGGTGTGGGACGGCATCAAGGCGCTGCCGTCGAACCTGCTGGGCCGCGTGGGCGCGTGGCTTACCGGGCTGGCGCAGATCGGCGGAAAGGTGATCGAATACATCAAGGCGGGCGCAGTCAGCCTTGCCGCCGCCGTGTGGACGAACATTCAGAACATGCCTGCCGCGCTCATGCGTAGCGTGGGCGGGTGGCTTACCGGCCTGGCCGAAATCGGCGGAAAGGTTATTGACTACATCAAGTCCGGCGTGACCGGGCTGGCGAGCGCTGTGTGGGACAAAATCAAGGGGATGCCCGCAGCGGTCGCCGGGCTGGTGACTAAGACCTTCCGCGAAAAGTTGGGCGAGTTCGGCGGCAACATTATCGGGTGGATCAAGGGCGGAATCACCGCCGCCGTGGAGGGGCTGAAAACTGCCGCCAAGCAAGCGGTGAACTCTATCGTAAACGCCCTAAACTCCGCCAAAAATAACACGATCAACAAGGGCATCGCTGCCCTAAACAAACTCATCCCCGGCGGCGACCCTATCTCAGAGGTGCCGGATATTCCCACGCTGGAACTGGCGCGCGGTGGCATCGTCAACGGCCCACTAAGCGCCATCGTGGGCGAGGCCGGACCGGAGGCCGTCATCCCGCTGTCGAACCCGACCGGCCGCCGGGCGCTGGCCGACGCGCTGCGCGAGGCAGGCGGCGGCGCAGGTGGCGGAACCGTCATCAATGTGACAGTGAACGGTGCGGTAGCGGGCGACGTGCGCGACCTGGCGCAGCGGCTAAAGCCGGAACTGGACCGCGTGCTGGTGGCCGGGTTCTAGATGGCCGCGCCGACCTACACGGTGGAGGTGGGGTGGGGCAACGCGCTCGCGGGCACGTTCATCATCGGCACATCCCGCCTTACCGACGCCGACGGCCTGCTGCCCGAGGGCGGCGCGGGCGATGTGCTGTCCTCGTCGTTTACGCAGTTCTTTGACGGCCCGCAGGACGACATCACCGCCGATGTGGAGGCCATGCGTATCAACCGAGGCCGCGACACGCTGCTGGACAGCATGAGCGCGGGCACGCTGGAACTGACCGTGCGCCGACCGGATGACAAGCCCTACTGGAACCCGGCGAACACGGCTAGCGACATCAACAGCAACGCGCCGGGGTTCGCGCCCATGCGCCCGGTCCGCGTGACCGCCACCTACGATGACGGCGGCGGGTCCGTGGATTATCCCCTGTTCTACGGCTTCATCCGCAGCGCCGCCCATGACACCATCACCGGCCGGACGAACATTCAGGCGCTGGACCTGTTCCTATGGCTGGCGCGACTCTATCCCGTCGCCGCTGCCGACATCACCACGGGAGCGCGTGACGCCGCCGATGGCAGTACCGCGTCAGCCGCTGAAACGGTGGATGTGTCCACGCGCTCCACGCGGGGGCTGCTGAAGTGAGCACCACCACGGGCGAACGCATCGCGGACATCCTGGACGCCGCAGGCTGGACCGAATCCGCGCTGCGGTCGCTGGACACGGGCGACACCATCACCGTTACCGCGCCAGAAGGCAATCAGACCGCGCTGGCGCAGGTGGAGGCGCTGCTGGCCGCCGAGCGCGGGGTGTTCTACATCGCCGCCGACGGCACCGCGACCTACGAGGACCGCGCGGCCATCGCGCAGCGCCGCGCCTCGTCGGCCACCATCACCGACGGGGCCGTGACCGCTGAACCCGGCTTTGAGGTGGACCGGCTGGTGAACCGGCAGACCGTGACGCGCACGGTGCCGGGCGGCACGGATGGCACGCCGCAGGTGGCGACGAACGAGGCCAGCCTGGAAACCTACGGGCTGAACG